CTCGATCCTGTGCTGGGCGGTCGTCAACAACTTCGATGTCGATTTCGTCATCATCAGTTTGCTGTTTTTTAACTTCCTGTTTAGGTTCTTTTTCGGCTGGGGTATCCGCAAAAGGGTCTTCACGGCCCGCGACCTTGATCTCTACAGACCCATCCTCGTTTACATTAACCGCGTCATCCGAAGACTTATCCGGCTCTGGAAACTCAAATGTTACTTTTTCCATTGGCATGGTTTACTCCTTATGCACGCGAAATGCCTCGCGGATCGGCTACAACGGCTTCAATTGAATCGTCGTTCATGAGGCGGTATTCTTGACCGTTAACCATCAGGCGGGTGCCAGAGTTAGCGCGGAACACAACACAGTCGCCAACCTTACACCAAGGCCCGTTCGGAAAACGGTCTTTGTCAGCGTAGCACTGTTCGCCCATATCTAAGACGTAACCAACTACGGTCAGGATTCGCTCCTCGTGCAGGGTTTTGTCAGCTTTGATAATGCCACTACCAAACGTCTTCTCAACCGTTGGCATAGCAACTAGCAGCCTGTATCCGACTGGTTTGGGTAATTGGGCTTCAATTTCCTCATCAGTCAAGGCGGGTTGGGGTTCACTCATCTTCGTTATCTTCCATAGAACGCAAAAGGTCTTTTGTGGTTTGGATAGCAAGCTGGAGACCTCGAATCCTGCCTACTACTTCCCGGTATTCAGCGAAGTCTTTAGCTCCACCCCCTACTAGAAACTGTGTTGAAGAGGCCACATCCTCTTCGTGTTTTTCGATAAGCACGTCATAGACGGTTTTGGCCATTTGTTAGCCTTTCGTGCCCGGCTGGCGGGGTTGCTTTGGAGTAGCGAGCACCTTGAGCGCGTCCAGCTTGAGCTTAGCTTGCTGTTGACGCTCTTGGGTATTGAGGCGGGCGTTGTTTTGTTTCTCCTGAGACATCAGGCGAGCGCCCTCTTTTTGCGCTTCGATCTGCACGCGTTGCTGATCCAACTGGAGTTTAGCTGCGGCAATCTGGGCGTCTGTCTGATCTTTCTGCTGTTTGCGTTGCACTTCGGCTTGCTTGACCTGTACTTCTGCTTGCTGGAGCTGGAACAGCGGGTCTTGGGCTTGTTGCTGAGCTTGTTGCTGCGCGGCTTGTTGTTGATGAGCCTGAGTAAGTTGTTTACCTGCGTCAGCCACCAAACGTGCCAATTGAACTTCCATCTCCTCGGGCATCTGCTCATCGGGTGCGGGCAGGGGTGCGCCAAGGCGTTCTTCAATCTGCTTGCGGTAGTTAAAGCCCAAGTGCTCAGCAATGTGTGCCTGCATAGCAGCCATCATGCCCTGTGCCATCGGGTTTTGCCCAATAGTCTGCGCAATCAAGGGATCCTGAATAAACGACTGGTGAGTCGCAATGTGTGCTTCGTGATCTTGGTAAATGAACGCCTGAACTGGCTTGCCGACCAGAATCGACATGTTCTCTGACACTGGATCGCGTGGCTTCTGATCTTCGCTCGTAGGCACAATCTTGTCAGCGTTCTTGATGCCAAGCACTTCAATCATCTGACGGTGTAAGTACGGCAAATCATAAATCTGCGGTGCAGACTGCGCCATCTGGAATACAGCTTGATACTGCACCACACGTTGGGCCATCGTTGAGCTATTGGGGTCGCTCACCGGGATGACATCCACCATCGCGTAGTCGTCCTTGCGGGCACGAGCTAAGCCAGAGTCTGGCTCGTACTGGTAGTCTTCCGGTGCGTACTCAGCAATGATGCCTTTTAGCAGCTTAAACTCCAGCTTCATGGCGTAGTGCACGCGAGACTGGACAGCAGCCATCGGCTTTAACTGACGCTCAAGCAGAGCAAGTGTTGTACCGACAGGCGCGTTAGCGCTCATGTCAGACACGTTCATGTCACTGATTGCGCCAAGGCGTCGACCTTCTTCGGTGATCCGCTGCAACAGGGCCAGCAACGTCTGCGACGGCTCTTTGTAAGGCAACGTCATGATGTTGTCTTTGATGTTACCTGACGGCACATCTACATCACGGAACTCTCCCGGAGCAATCGGCGTGTCATCACCTTTAACACGTAACCCACGCGACTTCAAACCGCCGGGTAAGTTTGATAAAGTACCTGCATCAACCAACTGTCGGATGAGGGCCGTGCCTGCGCGTGCGTAGCCCCCGATGATGTGGATCAAGCCCAAGCCATAAAACCCGAAGCCCGGCACATACACATAGTGCACGAAGTGATCACGCTTGAGTGTCAGCGGATCTTCCTCGTCCCAGTTACGGCGGATAGCAAGCACCTCGCCAGTGCCACGCTCAATTGTTACAACGTATGGTTTTGCCAAGTCATCTTCAGCATCATCAACGCCTTCAATATACAGGTCGGCGTGGATCTCAAGCACGGTATAGCGGTCATCACTTGTTAGTGAATAGCCACCTTCTTCGGCTTTCTTTTTCTCGATGTCTGATGGGAACGACTCCGGCTCACCCAACTCAATATCACGGTAAAAGCCTTGCGCCATCAAGCGCTTCATCTCGTTCTTTGTCTTGCGCATAACGTGTGTTACACGCTCAGCTTGCTCAATGTTTGAAGCACCGTACGGCACAATCACATCTTCTGCTGGAACATAGATAGATACTTGACGTCCCATGCTGGGATCAAAGTAAACTTTCTTAAACGCGCTACCCGCCAAACCTAACGAGTACAACATGCGCTCGTGCTCGGGGCGATACTCCACCATGCGATCAGTTAGCTGGTAGTTCATGTCTGTGCGCACGCGCTCAGCAGCTTCTTCTTTCTCTTTAGTGACTTTGCCAAGAATCTTTGTCTTGACTGGTCCTGCTGCCGGGAACGTCTCACTCATCGTCTCAGCTTGGAACCGGATAGCCGCTTCGGCCAGCACCGTAGAGTACACGCCACATGCGTCATCCCATGGCTCTGTGCGCTCTTCGTACTTGAACCCAAGCACATCCAGACCCTTGACGAATGTATCGGCCCACTCTTTACGTGAGCCAACATCAGCTTCAACAAGTTCAACTAAGTCGCCGGACAGTTCTTGCAGTACGTTCTCATCAAGGAACTCGGCTAAGTTATCGCCGAACTCACCTTCTTCATCTTCAGCGTCTGCGGGACCAAAACTAATCTCGACTCCGCCGTCTTCGAGCTCTTCAATTTCGATCTCAGCACCGGCCTCACCAATTGGCACTGCTGCCTCGATGTCTACCGCAATGCCTACACCGTCTTCTTCATCCAACCCCTTCGGTGCTGCATACAGACCTTTGTCCATTGAACTTGTTGCCATGACTATTCCTTATCAATAATATCTGCCACGATTGCGTGACTTGAAGTAGCGCACCTCATCTGGTTCATCGGATGGGAGTCGGATGAAACCGCCTTGGCGAAATCGCATCAGCGCCATTACTGTTGAGTCCACCAAGTCATCGTGGCTCATAAACGGGAACCCGGCAATTTCTTCAATTACTTCTTCCCCCCAACGAGTCTGCGGAATCCAACACAACCCAGAAGCCACAATGTCTGCTACGGAGTTTAACCGGGCTAACTTGTCCCCGCTACCCCTATGAGGTGTAAATTCTCCCACAGGAATGCCCATTCTGCGCATTTCTTGGTACAGGGCAGTACCGGCTGACTTTTTCTCTACGATGAACGCATCGGGCTCCCACTCATCGTACTCCTCTAGCGCAAGCCTCTTTAGCTCCGGAAACTCGATGCGCTTCTTGATCGAATTTAGCAGGATGATGTTATAGGTATTTGCCCCGGGGCCCTCCCGTTCTTCGTTGAAGAACACCCCCCACGTGGTAAGCGCCGTAAAGTCAGCCCTGTTGTGAGTCTCTGCCGCAGCGTCAAGTGACATGATGAGGTACTCGCACTTGGGCGGATCTTCCTTCTCCCAGATGTTCCACCACTCCCGCTTGATGACTGACGCTTCCTCAGATGTCGGATTCTGCTGGTACTGCGAGTTCCACTGGAACACGGGCATCGACGCCTTGGTGCGCAGCAGCGCGGTCATATCAAAGAACTCAGGCCACAGCGGCTTCTGGACAATATCTCCGGTCTTAGTCTCTACGTCTAATATCGCTGGAAACTCTACGACGTTGTACTGATCTGAGCCCTCGTTCTGCCCCATATCCCGGGTCACGCGCCCAGTCAGGTCATCTTGGTGCCAGCGAGTTTGCACGATAGCCACCCGACCGCCGGGCATCAGACGAGTCCGCGCACCGTATGTGAACCACTCGTAGGCTTTCTCAAACACCTCAAAGTTGCCGTTGATGATGTCTTGTTCGTTGTGTGGGTCGTCTACCAAGAGTAAGTCCGCACCGCGACCGGCCAAAGCAGAACCGACGCCACAGGCGAAGTACTCACCCCCAAAGTTTGTGTTCCACCGGCCCGCTGACTTACTGTCTGAAGCCAAGGTTACGCCCGAAAATATCTGTTTATACGCGTCTGAATCGATCAAATTACGGACTTTTCGGCCAAAATCGACGGCCAAATCCGTGGTGTGTGACACCATCAAGACCTTCTTACTAGGGTATTTACCTAGAAACCAAGCCGGAAAATAGATAGAAACAAGCTGGGATTTACCATGTCGAGGGGGCATATTCACGCAAACCCTGTCCTCATTTCCCTCTGCAATGTCCATCAGCAGGTTAG